ATGATTTTTTTTTTGGCAGGTAATACGGACAAGGACACTGTCTATCAAGATTCAACATTGATTTCATTGTGAGAGGTTTGTTCATTCTAATCTTGTAGGTTTGAAATTTGGCATATTTCAACAGTTGAAATCCTTTGTATGTGAGTTGAAATCTTGCATCTTCTCTCACAAATGATCTAAACACAAGTTTTTTAATTTTGTCTATGGTGAAATCAAGGTCACACTGTGTTTTCAAAAGTTCAGCAAGTTTTGATTTAGTTAGTTTCATCAGTCATCAATTTACCTTGCTTTAGTTCATACACTTTGAATTCGCTTGTTTTGAACATTGCATTTAATTTTTGGGCCAAGTTATGGGCATGACCTGGGTTTGAAAAAGATACTTTTTTGTATTTTGGTCCAGGATAGTTGGAAATAATCGATGATGATTTGAGGTTAATGGGTTTACCTTCGTAAAACACTGCATAGATGGCTGAGGCATCAAGCACTTCTTCCATCTTGTAGCTCTTTTTGTTGGTAAACTGCAAGAGGGTCTTTGGTTTAGGACGCGACATTTTTGACAACTCCTCTTATATTTTTTTGTAAAGCACGAGCAGCTCGTATTTTAGCAATAGTCTCTGCAGAATGTTTACATCCTGTCCTTAAATTTTTTTGCTTTGCTCGTTTTTCACGGATGATTTTTTTAGTCTCTTCTGTGTGCCTAAACTTTTTGGACTTTTCACTGATTATTTTTCTTCCTTCATCAGTGATGCCTGTGTCTCCACCCATTAACCCATCTTCAATTTTTATGTTAGCATAGTCTTTGCTTTCAACAATGTTATGTTTTTTAGAATATGCTGTTGCAAATTTTGTGAGTTTTTGTTTGTTGGTGAAAGGTTTAGTCCAAAGAGTGGTTACATCATTTCCATGTTTTTCTAAATGTCTTGTCCAATACACACCTGATCCCTTGTAGGTGTGAGGATTTAGCACAGTTTTGCCAAAGTATTTTAAACCTGTTTGGTTGTGCTGTTTTAGATATAGAAATGTTGTAATACTCATTATGTGAGTATTTATCTAGTTTTTATTAGTTGAAGTGCTCTTTAAGATGTTGATAAGTGCCTATGTATTGATCATCCAAAAAAACTTGTGGAACAGTCTTTGCTGTGGGTATTGCTTCTAACAGTTGTTCGCGTGTCCAACCATTACCTATGTTTCTTTCTTCAAATTCAATACCTTTTTGATTCAGTAATGTTTTGGCCATGTCACAAAAAGGACATCCTGGCTTGGTCCATACTATGTTCATTTAAAATCTCCTCCGTCCATACTTATATCTGACGAAGATTCTGTGCGTCTACTTGATATTTCTGCATAGTGTATTAACAAGGTAGTGAGAGCATTACGCACTCGCTTAGCATGTTCTATGTCAATTTTGACTTCACGTTGGCGGGCATTGTCGGCTTTATTAATTGATTCGATAAAATTTTTTAAATGGAGTGTATCATCTATTTTTGTTGACATTTGAAAAAGCCTGACGTTGCTCCATTACTGTTTTGAATGGGCCTTGAAATTCATTTTGTGTGATTGTTGATAATTTTGGACAAAAACCTTTGACCCATCCTTTAGGGAAATGCACAATGTAATAACCTGCCGCATACATGTTGTTTGAATTTGGCGATTTTGAATACAATGGAATCTTGTGCTTGACATCAAGCACTGCATTGTGAGGTTCATGCTTGGTTGGGTATCCATATATTTCTTTTTTTGGAATTTCTGTCTTGACAGTATTTTCTTGAGACAATAAATTGTTTGAAAAAAGATTAAACTGATCATCTATTTCATTTTTAGAAAGCTGGGCAATAGATGAATCTGTACCTGTCACAACAAAGTTGTTTTCATCGTGTCTTTGAATAGTGCCAATTCTTACACCATTTTGTTCAATGATCCAAAAACGATCAGGCAGTAATTGCTTGGTCTTGATGGAATCTTGCGTTGAAAGGTTCTGCATAAAATTTAACATTGTCTCTTATCCTCACTAAATCGTGCTTGGCATAAAATTTCAACAGATGCACACCAACATTGCCAACAGTTTTTGCTTGATCTGTTGCAGTTGCTATGGTTTCTGCTATCTTAATTTTAACGTCATCTGGTTGTTTGGTCAAGTCAATTAATTGTTCATTTACAGCAAACTCGTCTTTGACTATTCTTTCTTTGCCGTTGTGATCAACCCATCTACTTAACATGAGATTGTTCCAAATAAAACCCTGATTTTTTCTGTCTTCAAATGCTTCTTTGAGTTTGTTGGTGCGTACTTTAGGAAATGCTGAAAACACATTGTCTGACGAATCGCCACGCATACATTTTTCAAACAGCAACCATTCAGGATTTGGTGGCAGTTTGGGTTCTTTGGTTTTCTTGTCTATTACCACATTGTCTTTGTCGTCAAAAAATCCTTTGGTGTTGGCAAATATGTCTGTGATACCGTTGTACTGTGATACATTTTCACTCAACAGTTGATAAAAGTCTGTGTCAGAAGATATAATCACATGACGATCATCTGGGTGTGACTGTGTCCAGCCTGCAATCAAATCGTCTGCTTCAAGTTCAGCATGCCTCAACACAGTGCAGTTGGTCTTCTCTGTAACAAATGTTTTGAATTCATCAAATGTTTGCCAGAACAGTTCATCTGCTTCTTGTTCTTGTGGAGTCATGGCATCACGAGTGACTTTTCTGTTTTGTTTGTAGGCAGGATAAAATTCTTTACGCCATGATCTGCCTTCAAAACAAAACACCACATGATCTGCTTTGAATCGTTCATAACACTTTTTCACAGAATTCATCATGATGTGCAGTGCCAATCCCAACTTGGTATCAACATCTTCACCTCTCACCACATGTCTTGCTCTGAAGAATGTGTTGGCAGAATCAATGATTAGATATGTTTTAGGAGATTTCAGTTTTGCCATCCTCTCGCTTTTCTTCTTTGACAATAGCATTGTCTGTGGCGAGTGGTGTGGCCTCATCTGCTATTGTGTTGCACAGTACAGAGAACCAATGATCGACAACTTCTTCATCTGTGTTGCCGGAAAATCCATGCTTCTTGAGATTTTCAACAAAGTGTTGATTCCAGTCAAGTTCAAAATATCCATACTTGGGATTCTTGGGATCAACATTTGTGTCTAAAACTTTGATGTAGGGTTCGCCACGTTCTGTGGCAAGATCCTTGGCAGTTTTTTCCAGTTTCTGCTGTTTGTTGAATATGTTTTTTAACTTATCAAGCATATTAATAATATAGCAACTAAACCAAAAATTGTCAACAGTCCCCATTTTGGTGTTGATTTTTGGTGATAACTCTTGTCATCTGACGGTAGTGGTTTCATAAAATTTCTCCTTGAAAATACTCTCATGTTCCTATTGCGTTTCCAAACAAATGCACGTGAACACGAGCCGCCACATTGTATCCTCTACGAAATGCTCTTCTGGCTACATCGCCTGCTGTGGCATTCTGTTCTTCTTCTCTTGCACCCACAGGCATTACCCATACAGGCCAATCCACACCAGTGTATCTTATCTTTGCAATCACTTCTTCCATTTCTTCCCACTGTTCATCCTTGTTGCCCATCACAAACTTGAGTTGTCCTCTGTTTGACAGTTCATAGTAGTCACGAATGATTTCAGGTTGAATGGCTTTGTCTGCCTTTTCACCTGCCACTGTCCACAGTTTGGGCGACACAGAGAAAAACACTTCTGTGGGTTTTTCAGCAAGGAACCATTTGAACGAATCTTTTAGTTTTTGTGTGCCATTGGTTTCAAATGTGATAGAAGCGGGCAAGTTCATCTGTTGTTCCAATTCTTCATACACACCAACAAATGCATCTTGTGATTGTGGCATCAGTGGTTCGCCACCTGTGATGCACAGATGTTGTTGTTGAAAACTTACTGGATGTTTGAACAAGCCATTTGGGTTGGAATCTGTTCTCAATACATCTACCACTTTGTTGGCCAATTCTTTGGGTGTGGCTTGGCCCATGAGATGTTTGTATTTCTTGGCCCATGTGTATGATGAATCACAGCCTTTGTCCCACACAGGCAAGTCTTCTACTCTTTTGACTTGACTGACATCATATGTTTCGTATGGCAGTTCCCATGATGTTGGATCTGTTGGATTGATCTGTCCAAAACCATTACACTGTAGATTACATAAGAAAAATCTTATCCAAGCAGTGGGCACACCTGTGTAGTGTCCTTCACCTTGGATTGAGTGAAATATTTCTGAGTAATAATATTTTTTTTCTGGTCTGTTCATTCTTTCGTGATATTTTTGTATTCTCTTTGAAAACCTTTCAATGGTTGTTTCATTTGTCATTATTATAACATGTATTTAGGTTTTTGTCTACACTTCCCAAGGGTAAACAATCCACGCAGGATCTTTGCTTTTGTCAATCTTTTCAGCCCAGTAATCCACATCAAATGCAGACGGTTCATTGTCTATTAGCACAGCATACTCTGTATAGATAGCACCACGATGATGCATGATTTCTCGAATACGTTTGAATGTGTGTCCAGTATCATTGATATCATCTACCACTAAAAATTTGTATCTGTCTATGTATCCTACTCCGTCACCATGTCCTACAGGAAAATCTGGTATCCACTCTTTGGCATGATCTCTGGTTGCAATTGTGATAGGAATCATTGGAATGTTGAGTTTGTGTGATATAATAGTTGCAGGAATACAACCACCTCTGGAGACACCGATGATGTGAGTGAAAAACTTGTCTTCTACTAGATCAGCAAGATACACACTCATCTTTTCAATCTGTTTCCACGTGTAGAACTTTTTATCTGCCATCGCCAAACACCGTGTTCACTTGATTGTGCACCTGTACAAATGTAGTACACTTGGGAATATCCTTTAATCTTTTGGCACCTATGTATGTGCAAGTAGACCTTAAACCACCCAAATAATCCGTGATAACGCCCTCTACAGCACCTTTGTAGGGAATAGACACTACTTTGCCTTCAGAACCACGATATGAGTGTCTTCCGCCATGTGTTTCCATGGCTTTGTCTGAACTCATACCATAAAAAGTAACTTTACCATCTTGCACAGTGGCTTCAGACTCATCTGTGCCTGCCAACATACCACCCAACATCACAAAGTCAGCACCGCCACCAAACGCTTTAGCAATGTCACCTGGCACTGTGCATCCGCCATCTGCTATAATGTGTCCACCAACTCCATGAGCTGCATCAGCACATTCAATAACACCTGACAGTTGAGGCATGCCAACGCCTGTCATCAATCTTGTAGTGCAAACAGATCCAGGACCAATACCACACTTGACAACATCACAACCATCGATGATTAATTCTTCAACCATTTCTGCTGTGATCACATTGCCTGCCACAATGATCTTGTCTGGATATTCGTCTCTCACTCGTTTGACAAAGTCTACAAAGTTCTGTTGATAGCCATTGGCAACGTCAATGCAAATCCAACGAATGTCTGGATATGCTAACAAAACTTTTTTCATTACATCATAGTCTGGTGCTTCTTGATTGTACTGATAGGCAGAGCCTGTGCAGATCATAACATTCTTAAGTTTTAATCCTGTTTTAACTGCTTCGTGCCATTCTTCCACTGTATAATGTTTTCTAATTGCTGTGAGCAGATTGTGTTTTTGCAGTGCCTTGGCCATAGTGAATGTGCCAACACCATCCATGTTTGCCGCAATAATTGGAACACCAGTCCACTTTTGTGTGGAGTGTTTAAAGTCAAACTCTCTTTCTAATTGGACATTTTTGCGTGACGTCAGTTGTGAACGTTTGGGTCTGAACAAGACGTCTTTGAAATCTAATTTGATATCTGATTCTATTCTCATCGTGGAGCAAACTCTTGTTGCAGTTTGATGTTGTCCATGAATTCTTTTTTTGTGGTCTGATCTTCTTGAAATGCACCTTTGAGCACAGTGGTTTGTGTCAATGATGAATGTGCTTGAATGCCTCTGTTTTCACAACAGCCATGTGTGGCTTGAATGTACACACCAACATTTTTAGATCCTGTTGCTTTCATAATTTGTTTGGCAATGTCATTGCACAGTTCTTCTTGCAGTGTGCCACGTCTTGCACACCATTGAGCAATACGAGTGTATTTAGACAAACCTATCAGTGTGTCTGCCGCAATGATGCCGATGTATGCAACACCTGTAACTGGCTGATGATGATGTGAACACACACTCTTTAGTTCCGAACGCACAACCAACATGCCATCATATCCATCTTCCACATGATTAGGAAATGCAGTGGCATTGGGCATGGGAAAGTATCTGCCCTGCATGAGTTCATTCACATACATCTTAGCCAATCTTCTGGCTGTGTCTTGTGAATTGGGATCAGTTTCTCTGTCAATCACTAATGAATCCAACACACCTTCGAACTTGTCTTTGAGTTCATCGATCAATAGTTGATGTTCTCCTTCTCGAATATGTTGTGAAATGTTATCGCCGGCCCAAAATCTTGTGCCTGTGTCTTTTAGTCTCTGTCGAATAGTGTCGGATGTGCTCATTTTTTTATTATATCTTTCATTGTGTTTGATGTCAACTTATTTTTTTATGTCCATCATTTTGAGCCAACTGCTATGAATCAAGTCCTGTACGGTATGTAAGTTACCAGCTATTGCTATTACTAATCTATCATAATCACTGTCATTGTAAACCCAATGTGAATATTGATAATTGTTAATCAACCACGCAGTTCTATCAGTGATGGGCAATTCGCCAAATCCGTTAAAATGGAAATGATTACCTTGAGGCCATTTTAATGCAACATAAATTTTATTTAGATGTGGACTAGGATTATCATCAACATGCGGAAAAAGATAGCCGCCTGCAGGAATGTTGTAAACATTTACTAAATTGATATCTTTGTCATCGAAAATACTGTTGACCCATTTTCTAATCGGATTAAGTTCATCGACTCTCCAAACAAATTGTTGACTATCCCTGTATTTTTTACAAAGACCATCTTCGTCTAATATAAATTGTTCAGTGTCTGTTTTGATAGTATCTAACCAAAGTTTCCAATCAGCAGGTCCAAATAATACACTGCCATCCCAATTTTGTGTTTGATAATTATCTTCTATGATGTTCCATTGATTTCTCCAACTTGAACATTTAGAAACAGTTTCGTTGAAGATGTCTTTGGGAATTTCTGGAACTTCCAAATCTAATGGCATAAAAGGTATACCGCAATGTAAAAATTTATCTAAATCAAATACATTTGCATGGTGCAATTCTTCAATTAACTTAGGAAATTTTTTATTAAGATCTTTTTTCATATGAATTTACTAAAAATTTAGAAATTGGCTGTACAATTTCCAACTCAAATACTCCGTTAGTATACATTTTTGTTCCTGGCTTATAATGTAAATCAGGTTTATATTTGTAAAAAAAATTATGATCATAATCTGGATAAAAAATTCCATTTAATATAATGTGTTGCAAATTGATGTCATCAACAAATATATTTTTTATTTCAATAGTAGTTTGTTTGTCTGAATCATTTACATGCACCCTATCTGTAAGTTGTATCTTTATACAATCAGCAGGAGATAAATTGCACTGTGCAACTATTTCTTGATCGCCGTTTTTGCATTGAAATTTATTAACAACATCTTGAGTAAACCTATTTGCGATAGTTATAAAAGGATTTTGATCTCCTATAATTTGATTTTTTAAACTGACTTTAATTGTATTCAATTATATACTTTCATCGATTGCTTCATACAAGTTTTTTCCGTGAAAGAACTCTGTCTGCAATTTTTTCTTTTGTCGTTGTATTTCTGTGAGGTATTTAGAATAATTTTCCATGATGTCCACAATTCTGTCCATGATTTTTTGTTTGTGCTCTTGATAGTGTTGCATGTCTCGAGTCCACACATCAGGATATTTCATGGTGTCTATGAACATTTCTGTGTATGACAGTCTGTCAGGCACCATCACCATACAGTCAAGGATGAGTCCTTCATATCCTGATATGCCCAGTGTTTCCTGTAGGTTTGCTGAAAACACCAACTTGGATTCTGCCAACAGATTGTGATATTCATATTTTTTTAATGACCGTTCTTGACACACCACAAAGTCATACTGTGGCAGTGCTTCTTTCAAGTCATAGAATATTTCTGGTTGCTTCTCAGGAGCCAAACGATGCGGAAACACAATCTGATCCTTTTTGACAGCGCCTTTGTAAGCTTCAAGTTCTGCATCAAAGTATTCCATGGGCCAACCAGTTCTCACAACCTTGTTGTCTTCAAGCCAAGCATTTTTGAATGATTTGTCCCACAGTTTGATGTGAAAGTCTGTGGCATAGAAATTGTGATCATAACAATCAAACATGGAACGTTCTGCATTTCTTACCCAAGGCACATCACCAATCAGTCTGCCTAAAAAGTCTTGCGGATCATATGATCCAGCATGCCACATGCCGCCTATGGTTATCTTGACACCCAACAGTTCTGCCATGTATTTGAGTTGTATCACTGTGGGGTTCCATGCATCTGTGTATAAAAAGTAGTCCCCATCTTTGATTTTACCTTCGCAGAACATTGTGGCAATCTGTTGCAATTGATTTGATTTGTACACATTGGTGCCGCCAAAGTTGAGGAAAGCACCTGGTGTTGTGGCTTGTGGTGTTTCACCACCTGATATTGTTGTCACTTCAGCGTGTGTGTGCTTTTGTATCTGCCATGGCAAATACTTCTTCCACTCTGCTGTGTATCTTGTTTCTACTGCTTCGATGTCAACAATGTAAATCATCCGTGTATGCTGTCCTCTGCCGCAACAGTTTCATAAGTGGTTGAAAGATATGTTAGCAATTTAGGATCCTTCACAGAAAAGCACACTTCTTCACAGCCTGCGTCTTCAAAATAAAAGTCCACACCATACTCATAACCCTTGCGACCCAAATCGTTTGACACAATGCAACCAACATCAAAGTCTGTGTAGTTGCCATTCAGTGCTCCGCCTTCTGTGTCGTAGTATCCACCACGTTCTGTGGTTTTATCAGATGCTATCACAATGGTGTGTTTAAACTTGTAAGGCCCTGGATTGCTCATTAATTGAATATGTTTCCCACTGTTTTATCAAGTTCTTGATATTCTTGATCTGTTAGTGCTTGACCTTTTTTAACTTCATAGTTGATGTCACATCCGTTTTCACCATCTTCTGAAACTTCTATTCTCACTTGTCTGCCAGGATATTTTGTTTGTATTTGATCAGCAAGTTCATCAGCAATCATTTCACATGACTTGTAGTCTAGTTCAAGTGTGCCTTGATACAGTGATTCCAACCATCTTTTGAACTGTATGAATTCAATGTCTCTGTCATCGTGGAATACTTCTATCCACACTTTGAAATGAAACATGTGTCTGTGTGGATATCCTAAAAATTTTACATCTGCCAACTTTGGATCTTCTAATGCCGCAGGATATTTGTGAATGCCTTCTCGTCTAAATGTTACCCATATTGTTTTCATAGTGTTATTTTAAACTTTTTATGCAAAATAGTCAACACAATCTCCTTGTCTTTCTAACTCGTTGGTAAAACAATGTAACCCTCCGTCCCAAAAGTCCAATGATTTTAACCCTAAGTCTATGCATTCTATTTTGTATTTTTTTAATTCATCAAACACATATTTGTTATAACCAGACATCATCACACACTGTTCATTGATAGATAGTGCATTGATACTCCACACAGTTTCTTCGGGATTGGTATGTTTGTACCATAACCATTTTTCTAAAATAAAAGGATGAAATTTTTTGTGTTTGTGACGAAATAGATCCCCCCAAACATTTGCACTGTTTATTGGTTTAGCCTCAGGTATAGTGCAATCAATCACATCCCATGAGTGCAAACAATGAGGTAAATCTTTTTTAGGAATAGCTGATAACAATAAACCCGGTCTTACAAAAAATATACTACCGTCTAAATGAGCACCAACATTGTCTATTTGATGCAATTTGACATCACTGTTGATCAACTTGAGTTGTTCATTTACAAACAATTCACCTTCTGTAGTGCCTTGATCTCCAAAGTCTGAAGTATAAAATACATCATTGCCACATCGCAGATAATTTGCTGTGTCGGTATAATCTCCATGGACAATTTTATTTTTCAACACGTGATTTAAACTTTTTGTTTTTGCATCGTTGTAAAATTTATTTTGATTTGGGAGAATTGTTGTATCGCCATAAATCATAAACCAATCTCTTGGTTGTAAAGGTGGACTGCTTCCTTGGCTTCCTCTTAGATCGAAAGTTTTGCACTGTTCAACATGGATTGATAAATTGTGCAGAGATAATTTAATTTTTTCTAAATCTTGATGAGTGTATTCTAAAACTTTTGTGAGATTGTCTTGATGATTATGATCTAATATGGTTATATCTATTTCGTCTATTGGATTTATGTTTCCAACAGCAATAGATTTTAATGGTTGAAATTCAGACCAAACATTAAAGGATTTCATCATCTCCATATTCTGACCAATTAGTAAAATGTTTGTCATCAATCATGTCTCGCACAGACCAACACCACACACCAGGATTGGTTGCTTTAAAATCTTTGTCATCAATCTTGATTACTACATTTCCCTTCATTTCCATGATGTTGTCCATTCGCAAACCATATACAACAGTGAATCTAGGATATGTTAATAATTCTGTTATGCTGTCAAATCTGTATGCTGGATTGGTATCAATGGTTACATGATAATCACGATCTAAAAAGTATTTGAGTTGTGAGGCAATTGATGAAACTTCTGTGCCATCTAACACTTTGTATGAATGGTTAGCACCAAAATAAATGTGTTTGGCTCCAGTTTTTTCTGCCTTTCTAACTACAGTAGCAGTGCGTTGTAGTCCGACCACAAACAGAGTGTGCATGCCTTCTGTGGCAGTTTTTTCTACTTCTGTGCCAACAAAAAAATTTGCACTGTCTTTGATGCCGTCTTTGTAATCACGTTTCATTTTTTTCTAACTCCTCAAGGATTTGTTTATACTTTAATTTTAATTTTTTTGCATCTAACAGTTCTGCTTTGTGAGCCCATTCTCTGATGCGTTCTCGTTGTGCTTCCATTTGTTTGACTTTTTTCTTGAGTGCCTTGAGTTCCTGCCTCACTTGTGCTTCGTCCATGTGTACAGTTGAATCATTGTAATCTACCATTTACACCTCCTCGAATAGATTGTTGAATTGTGTTGATGCATTAATTGTTTTTTTACCTGTTGCTCCTCTGGTTCCTATGATACTCATCCAGTATTTTGAATATTCTTCTATTATAGCATCTGCTACGGATCTGTCATCTGTGGCAAATATTGCTTCCACAATATCACGGAACATGATTCTATCAAATGTTTCATTGATCAACATGTTTGGAATTTTGCCTTGATCATATTGTCTATTGGCCTCCTGAACTGCGTTGATGTGCATCCAAACATTGTGTCCCATTAATATTGCATATGAAAAAGAATCCCATGATGTTTTGCCTTCTTTGCCAATTTTATTTAGATCGCCTGGAGCATATTTACAGATATCATTGGCTTGTAAACCTTCTGTGATGGGCGAATCTAAAAATGAGTCATGTTTGCCTTCTCTCACAAATGCTTCAGCAAATGCAGTGGTGTCTGTGGCTAACTTTTTATCATCAATAGATGGCACCATTCTGTACACCCATTTTGATCTGTCTTCTGTTTCTACTTGGCAATAAACTTGTCCGTTGGCTGTAGCTAGGAAAGGTGATGCACAGTCAAATGTCACTGTGAAGTTTGGATTGTGATGTTTGCGTACTGCTCGTTGAATGTCTGTGAGCAGTGTTGCCCATTCAAGTTTTGATGTACCTAAAAAGTGCATGAAGTCATGTACACCTTTTTCTAATAAGCCATCAAATCTTAATGCAACCAATCTCTTTAGCACAAGATGTATGTCACACATGTTCTGGCCTCCCATTGACCAACCATTGAAGTGTGTGTCTGGATACTGTTTGGGATCACAGAATTTTTTCATTCG